GAGCCTTAGAAAATCCGAACATACCATTGGGCGATCCGGTCGTTTGGAATCAGGTTTTCGGTGATTATTCAACCAGTGCAGGCGAGATGGTTGGTGCGTCACGCGCTTTAACACTCGCACCAGTTTATCAGGCTGTAAGTCTTATCTCCGGCGATGTTGCAAAGATACCTCTGAACATCTACAAGCGGCGGGCAGATCTTGGCGAGCGTGGCCGGGAGGTTGACCGTGAACATCCAGCACAGTTCCTGGTTAGATGGCAAGCTAATCACCAGATGACGGCATACAGATTCTGGCGACGAATGATGGTACACGCTTTGATCTGGGGCAATGCTTACGCACTGATTGACCGTGACCCGTTTGGTAATCCGCTTGAAATAATCCCACTGTTGCCAGACCGGACTGCACCAAGGATCATGCCAAATGGCGATGTGATTTATGTCACTGAAATCAATGGCGAGCTGCTCAACTTTCCATCATCGGCAATCTTGCACCTGGAGAATATCAGTATTGCCGGTGATGCAGATTGCGAACTGATATTCAAAGCGCGTGAAACGTTTGCACAAGCTCTGGCAGCAAACAAGTTTGCTTCAAAGTTCTTTGCAAATGGTGCAAGGATTGGTGGGATTCTAGAAGTGCCGCTTGGCATGAGCAAGCAGGCAAGTGACACACTCGAACAGGGATTTCGTAAGACATACGAGGGAGTTGATAATTCGTTTAAGACTGTTTTGCTCCGCGATGGTGCCAAATTCCATCAGGCACAGTTTACACCAGAGCAGTCACAGATGGTGCCTGTTCGCAAAGAGCTGGTTAAGGAAATCGCCAGGTTCTTTAATCTGCCACCACATAAGCTCGGTGATGATTCAAAAAGCTCATACAACAGCCTGGAGCAGGAAAATCGCAGCTATTTAGACTCCAGTTTGAGCATTTGGCTTAATACCATTGCATCTGAGGTCTGGCTGAAGCTGCTTACAACGGATGAACAAAAGGGCCAGACGCACTTTGCAGAGCATAATGTTGGGGCTTTCATTCAGGCTGACATCAAAACGCAGTATGAAGTGGGTCAAATCGGCATCAATAACGGCATTGTAAGCCCAAATGAAGTGCGAGCTTTTCTTGGACTGAATCCCAGGGATGATGGACTTGGTGATAAGTTCATGCAACCGCTGAATATGGCGAATAGCGATGATTTAGATGCGGATGATGACTCTGATGACCAGGTTGAAGATGATGAGCAAGTTGAGTCTGATGATGAGCAGGTTGAGTCTGATGATGAGCGGCAAATGAGGGATTTGCTCACCAAAGCAATTGATGCAGCTATCACGCGCGTAGTAGCTCAGGTTAAAACTCGCTGTAAGAAGGCAAAAGCAAATAGGTTCTGCTCTTGGATTGATGAGCAGATGTTTACTGATACTCTGCCAGCATTTGAGCAGCGTTTTGATGACGAATTGAAGCTCTATTGCTCAATTAGCTCAAGAGATTATGCTGATTTGCATCATTCGCTGGTTGATTCATTCTATTCTGGCCTGAATCGTAATCTAAATGACATACTTCAAAGCGTTCAACCGGATCAGCTCAGGGGTTCTGTAGACTCCATTTTGGAACAATACAAAGCGGAAGCAATCAGCAAAGCAAAGGATTTGATTTGATGGAACAAAGATTTACACAAAATCACAAGATTACCGTGAGCAGATCCGATGATGGCTCACCGCAAATTACCGGATATGCTGCCGTGTTTTATCGAGACGAAGAACCAGGCACAGAATTCAGGCTTGCTGATGATTATGTTGAACGGATTGAGCCTGGTGCATTTGATTCAGCTCTGGAAGAATCCCATGATGCACGGGCTTTGTTCAATCACGATAAGAATTTCGTGCTTGGCCGTGTGGCTGCTGGCACAGTCCGGCTTGGCGTGGATGAAATCGGTTTGAGGTACACAATTGACGTGCCAGACACTCAGCTTGGCCGTGATGTGGTCACAAGCATTGAGCGCGGTGATATAACCGGCAGCTCGTTTGCGTTTACGGTCAGATCTGATGGTTCAAAGCTCGAAAGACAAAAAGATTCAAAGACTTGGGTGCGTACACTCAACGATTTGGACCTGTTTGACGTTGGGCCGGTCACATATCCTGCATACACAGCAACCACAACTGGCCTGCGAAGTGAAGAAGCCATGCAGCAGCTGGCTGAAACCCTTGAGCGTGAGGGGCTGGAGCTTGAGGCTGTGCAGGTGCGAGCAAGACTAATTGATTTAGGTTTGATTTAAGGAATTAGAAATTGTCTACATTTGAACAAGAATTCACATCACAGACTGCCGATGGATCTAGCTCTGCCCAAACTTGGGAGGGTGGTCTCGGCCACATGTTTGTTAGTGGCACATTTGATAGCTGCACCGTTGATCTTGAAGTGAGTCCAGACGATGGAACCACTTGGGTTGCTGTCGGTGGCGATGCAAGTCTCACAGCAGCCGGTTGTGTATCGTTTGAATTGAATCCATGCAAGGTGCGTCTGACTGTATCGAGTGCAGGCGCATCAACCAGCATCAATGGCTGGCTCACAATTGGATCGGAGGGCAGCAGCAGAACATAATGCAGCTTCTCATCAAAGTTAATTCCAGCGGTGACGATCCGCATTACCAGGATGGTGATATCGTCGAGGCATTTAGTGAAGAGCGCGTGCTGAGAATGTACGCAGAGCAGCTTTGTGTAGGTTGGCTCCGAGAAGAATACCTGAAAGCAACAAGCCGGTATGTATTTCAGCGTGTTGGTTCTTTTGTAGAGCGGCATGACCAAATAAATGGTCAAACTGATGTTCTGGGAGTCGTTCCAAACGCAAAAGGCGAGTACATAAACGTTGAGCAATTTCTGACTCGCAGAAGTGAATTGTTTGGTTCTAGAGGCTCAGAGAGGTGGTATGGAGGCAATTCTGGAGCCTCTTATGGTGCTATTTGGGATCAAATTGAGGCTTTAAGTGCTTTAAAAAGGTCTAATTATCACGATTGGCCACTATCAGAGACTGAAAAGAGGCATTTTTTGCCGATTTCATGCTGTGGCACTGGTGAATTGTCTCATGGAACCGCTTGCAGCCGCTTAGAGTCTATTTATAGCGATGAAGATAATCAGGTAATACTTCAAAAGCGTAGATGGCGTGTCCCCTACTGGGATTTGACCGAATCGCTCGGTGTAAGCGTGGATGATGTCCGAAACTCTGATGAAATTGTTGATCTCCGCACAATCACCTCAGATTCACCTCAACTCGACCAGACGAACCAGGATAAACTGAACTAATGGCAACTGTGACAAAAACGATAGGCACCAGCAGCCGTGATTACTCAACCATCACTGCTTGGGAGGCAGATCTCGATAGCTCTGCCATGATGGGCGGCATCTATTCCTCTGGTGACGATGCTATTGGAGAATGCTATAACGATTCGACTTTTAACGAACGAGTTGTTATTGATGGCGGCACATCAATTGGACTGTCATCAGTTAAACTTACCGTTACATCTTCGGATCGCCACGAAGGCCGTGCTGGCACTGGCGTGAAAATAGAATACAGCGGATCAACCAACCCCAGTGTAGTATTAAAACGAAATGATGTAACAATTGAATGGCTTGAGCTTGATATGAGTTCAGCCGGTTCAGGAGTTCATTCAGCGTTAAACATCGGTGCAAATGCAGATACAAATGTTTTTATTAAAAACAATATAATTCACAGCTTAACTGAGCAAGGCGGCGCGGTTCATGGCATATATGTCTGGAATTCTGGATCTGGCAGCAACACCAGGTACATTACTAACAACTTGATTTATAATCTAAAAGATTCTAATGATGATGCTTATGGAATTCGGGTTGTATCAAGTAATTACCCTGTTGAGATTTTGAATAATACGGTGTATTACGTTCAAACGGTTTCTGATACATCGAGTTGCTTTTTCATCGAAGATTCTGATGCGACACTCAAAAACAATATCGCAGCTCGGCCAACAGGAAGCCCAAGTAACAGTTTCAGTGGTTCAGCCTTTTCAAGCTCCACACATGATTACAATCTAAGCACAGATTCAACTGCAACCGGCACAAATTCAGTTACTGGTGAGGATTATGGAGACTTATTCGTTTCTACAACCGAAGGCACTGAGGATTTGCACCTAAAGGAAGGTGCAGATGCTATAGGTGCGGGTGTCGATCTTGGCACATCTCCAACTGGTGTCAACATAGATATTGATGGCAGGGACAGGGATTCTGAGGGAGATGATTGGGATATTGGTGCAGATCAATATGTCGCATCAGGCGGAGGCGGTGGTGGTGGTGGCGGTGGAACATTCAATAAAGCCATTGCACATCCGATTACACTGCCGGTTGCAAGGCCGGTCGGTCGCAATGTGTTTGAACAAAGATAACCATTGATAATTATCAATAGTTGCGTACCATTTAAGTAGATGAACGGCTGAACGCAATTAGGCAAGTAAGCGGCATCTGTTAATTCAGGTTGAAAGCTAAGAAGCGAGTAAGCGTGGAAGCGTGATTTGTATATCACCACCATGAAGCTCGCTTTTGTTATGCGCTGCCAAGTGGTGGACTCAAACTATAGGAGTCCAGCCGTGGACAATATCAAACAACTCCAAGAGGAGCGCGGCAAGTTAGCTGCACAACTCAAAGAATTGGCCGATGGCCAATCTGAATGGTCTGCTGAAGATCGTGAAACCTGGGAGCAGGTCAACGAACGATATGATGCAATTGCTAATGAAATCACTGCCGAGCAGGAAAAGATTGACGTTGCAGCTCGTCTGAGTGAAATCAGTGCAGCTCGTGACGTTGAAAGCTATAAGGCAAAGCGTGAAGTAACAAGCCAGGCAGCTTCTCCAATCAATGAAGAAACTCGCCAGCTTGCTTTTCAGGCATGGGCAAGGCACCAGAACGGTATCGACATTACCGAGCGACACCGTGAAGCTGCTCAACGTTGTGGCGTAGATCCAAGCCAAAGTTCTTACGAAATCCGGCTTTCTGGTCAGGCTCCAGCCTACTGTGAAGCAGGGTTTGGTGGTGTTCTTGAATCTCGCGCTCAGAGTGTCGGGACCGATTCGGCTGGTGGCTATCTAGTCCCAGAGGGCTTTTCAAATGAGCTAGAGAAATCAATGCTTGCCTTTGGCGGTCCTCGTCGCGTTGCTCGGATTTTGCGTACAGCCAGTGGAAATAACATTCCTTGGCCAACTGTAAACGACACCGGCAACAAAGGCCGATTGCTTGCTGAAAACGCTGCAATCACTGAAACTGCTGTAACGTTTGGAAGCAAAACGCTTGGAGCTTACAAATATAGCTCTGACAGTGTTCTTGTTTCTGCTGAGTTGATGGCTGACAGTGCTTTTAACCTAGCAAATGAAGTTGGCGCGATGCTTGGTGAACGTATCGGTCGGATTACGGCTGAACACTTCACCACTGGCGATGCTTCCAGTAAACCTCAGGGTATCGTTACTGGTTCAGGTGCTGGCGTTACAGCTGCATCTGCAACAGCAATCACTGCCGATGAGATTATTGATCTTGTGCATAGTGTCGATCCTAGTTACCGAAATGGTCCTAGTGTTGGCTTTATGATGCACGACAATGTAATCTTGGCTATTCGTAAGCTCAAAGATTCTGACGGTCAGTACCTCTGGCAACCAGGTCTGAGTGCTTCCGAGCCAGACCGTCTGCTTGGCTTCCCTGTGGTAGTCAATCAGGATATGGCAAGCAGCATTGCAACCGGCGAAGTCACGGTATTATTTGGCGATATGTCAAAATACATCATCCGTGACGCTGGGACCATTCGTCTTTATCGTTTAGAAGAACGATATAGAGACAATGACCAGACCGGCTTTGTTGCTTTCTCCCGGCATGATGGCCTAGTGCTGGACGCCGGAACAGATCCAATCAAGAAATTAACACAGGCATAGACCTATGAAAGTTAAACTGCTTACTTCAATGGTTTCAGACCGAGCAAGTTACTCGGCTGGAGATGTTATCGAGGTCACTGCTGAAGTAGCAGAACGCTTGATTGATCGACATATGGCTGAAGCTGTGCTGGCTCCCAAGCGGAGCCAGCCAGCCAAGGCTATAAAACCCAAGAAAAACAAAAAGGCTGAAGAATGAGCTACGGCTTATCCATCAATACAGCAGCTACATCAGATCCAGTGACAACCGCTGAAGCAAAAACGCATTTGGCAATTGATGATGACTACTACGACACGTTCGTTGGTAGTCTAATTTCAGCAGCTACTGGTCATGTTGAAAATATGACAAACCGGCAAATTATGTCAGCCACTTATGATTTGAAGGTTGATAGATTCCCATCTGGTAGAAGGCGGCTATTCATACCAAAGGGCCAGCTAACCAGTGTGACTAGTGTGACTTACACAGACACAAATGGTGATTCACAAACCTTTTCATCATCCGATTATTCGGTTGTGACAGATCAAGAGCCAGGATTTATTGAGCCTGTTTATGATAAGGTTTGGCCTGCTGCCAGACTTCAAGCTGAAACAGTGGCTGTTAGATTTGTTGCAGGTTATGCGTCAGCATCCGATGTGCCTGACGGAATTAAGCAGGCAATTCTGCTTACAGTCGGTCATTGGTTTGCGAATCGCGAAGCGGTCAGCAATGGCAGCTTTACAGAAGTGCCAATGGCAGTTGAATCACTTGCCAATCAGTTCAAAATCGGAGACGCATTCACATGCTACGAGCCGGTCAGCTAAGGCAGAGGGTGACGATTCAGCAGCGCGGCACAACAGCAGACGCTGCCGGTCAGATCTCAGACTCCTGGACGGATCTAATAACCGTGGCCGGTTCAGTCATGGATACAGGCGGCAGTGAGACCATGCGCGGTGTTGGTATTGATGCAACGGTTGATTCGGTGGTGATTATCCGCAAACCAAGAACCAGTGGTAATTTGCCGAAGCCTGAAATGCGTGTGCAGTTTACGGATGATCTGGCTACGCGAACCCTTAACATACATAGCGTGCTTAACAAAGATGATAAGCACCAGGAGCTGTGGTTGATGTGCAAGGAGGATGCCTGATGCCAGAAGTTAAGTTCCAAATGC